GCGCTTGAAGACACCGCGTTTGGCACCAACTCACGCAGTTACACCGCTGGCCTTGTCAACAACGAAGTGACCTTGACGATGTACGCATCGTTTGCAGCAACCGAAACTTACGCAACCTTGTTCCCTTTGGTTGGCACTAAGACCAACATCACCTTGACCCCAGCGTCAGGTGCAGAGTCAGCAACTAACCCAAAGTTTATTTTGACTGGTTGCTACCTTGAGTCGTTGCCAGTTATCAACGCATCCCTTGGCGAGTTGTCAACCTATGACATCACGTTCATGGGTGGCGCGCTAACGCTTGACACCACCGCACCATAATCACGGCTCCAAGCCGACATAGGAGAAACATGAAAATTAAGTTGCAGTTAAAGCGCACGCCTGACAGCGCGCCAGAGTATTACTACACAAACCTGTTTGTTGTTACGGAATGGGAACGACTTACTGGTCGCAATGTTCAGCAACTGTCAACACAACCGCAGATCAGCGACTATTGCTGTTGGATGTACGTCATTCTTAAAATGAAAGGCGAGCAGATTGGCGACAATTGGCGTGAATGGATTAAGTCAATGCCGGACATGGCTATTGAGCCAGTATTGGATGAGACAAACCCAAACCCTACGGACGCGGCACCTACCGTCGCCAATTAGCAGAGATTTTGGTTGCGGTCGGTTGGTGGCCAAGCAACATTGAGTTTGACTCCAGAGACATAGCAACGGTCATTAAAGTGCTTAACGAGGCAAACAAAAAACGGAGATAACGTGGCGGAAGTATCGGCAAAGATTGAGGTAGTCGGGCTGAAAGATGCCTTGAAGACGCTCAACAAACTTGATAAATCGTTGCGCCGTGAAATCACCAAGGATTACAAAAAGATTGTCCAGCCTGTAATTGACGACGCCAACAAGCTTGTGCCGTCTGGTGTCCCGTTGTCTGGTATGGCGCGCAACTGGCAAACCCGATCAGGGTTTCAGATTTTGCCGTGGATACCTGGCATGAAACAGAAGATCGCTGCCAAGATTAATACTCGAGCGATTAAGGAATACAGCGGAAACAAAACCAATGTTGGCACGTTTGCCATTCAATGGAAAGGCGCTACTGGCACAATGTTTGACACGTCCATGGCTGGGTCATTAGGTCGCGCGCTAACTGCACGCTATGGCAGTCGTTCGCGAGTAATGTGGAAAGCGTACGAGCAACGCCAAAATGATGTCATGTCCGAGATGGAGCAGTTGGTTAAGCGCGTCATGGATGAAGCGAACAGAGAGACCGCGTAATGGCAATCAATATCCCGATCACGGTGTTGACAATTGCGTTTATTCCGTCACGGAACCACTCAAACTTTTTGTATGCGGTCACGAGCGCTAAGACAAGCAACGCAACGCCTGCAGCAATCAGGCTAAACGGGTTAAGTGCCATAGCAATGTTGGTGACAACGATTGCGGCAGCGACCGCGCCAATGGCGGCAGCGATCTGGCAAGGCAACTCAATTGAGCCTGGAACACAAATAAGGCTGTTCGTTTTGTCCAGCTTGCGAGCGTCGCCAATCGCGGCAATAGTGGCGCGGGTGGTTTCGGCGGTGCCGGTGAACACAACGGCGGGTTTGTAGACCAGCGAACCCCAGCGGCTATCGCCCCAGGTAGAATATTTGCCCAGTGTAGTGCTGTCGGTAACATCGGAGGCGCAGTTAATAACCATCGAGTCCCACGCGGTATTAACCAATGCCAGCGCTGCGTCCACGTTGGGGTTTACGAGGCCGCCGGTGGGCTGCGTTACTGTTGTGGCCAGGGTGTAGGGCGTGCCGTCTACCGTGACATAAATTTCGTTACCTGTTAAGCCCTTCCATTTGGCTACCAGGTCAACCGTGCCGGCGTTATTTGTGGCAACGACAGGCATTTCAAGAACGGCGTTAATCGCTGCGGCTATGGCCGTGGCAACGTCGGCAAATACATCGCCCGCAGTAATAACGAAAGCGTTTGACTGGATGCCATTAACGGTCACGGTGTAACTGGCAGTCGTGCCTTGCGTGCCGGTGCCGGTAATTGATCCGGCAGCGGCTACGCCCGCGCCGTCGTCGTCCAACGGGTACACGGTCACGGGAATTGTGCCCACACCGCCGCCGGTAGCCGGTTTTAATTTCATCATGGCCAGGTGTAAAGGTGAACCAAAGCCATACAGCGTGCCGACTTCCTGGGCGGACGTGCAAACGCGCTTGTCGTTTGAGTAAACCGATGCCGTTGCGCCTTGGCCGATCAAAGCAATACGCTGCGGTAAATAGGTTACGGTGTCGCCGCGCAGGTCAATAAATTGAGTTTGTATGCCGAGGACACGCGCTACCGCGCTCAAGTCTACCGCTGTGGAAATTGCCATATGTCACCTATTAAGTAAGAGTGTCAATGTAGGCTTGCGCAAGCACAAAGCCGTCGGCAGAGCGTTGGATATCAACGGCCACCTGTTCTATTATTTCGCCCTCATACTGTGGCGAAAATTCATTAAATGCTACGTTCAGGATAATACGGACGGCTGCAACTTGCAAGGCCGCGGCATTATCGAATTGGGGCTGAAAAGCTGTTACCTGGTTTACCCAGCGCCCGCCAACAAGCCCGCGCTTTTGCAAGTAAATGTTAATCGACGCCATCAAAATGTTACGCACGAGGCGCGCGACGCGCAGGGCCTCACGGGCCGCCATTTCGTCGCCTAACACATGGCCCGCGCCTGGGTCGTCCGTCGCTACGCCTAAAGCGTAACAATCTATATTAAAAGTCGCGTCGCTGTGCTGGCGCTCCACCGCGTCGCTTTTGCTCTTGTCAAAATTGGCGCTATCAAACCACACGGACACGATGGGCGTGTCGTCGGTTTGGTCGTTTAGCCACTTCTCGAAAGGGTTTGACCTATCTGTGCAAACGTCAAACGCCCACAGTGAGGCGTCGCGGCCACATTGGGTGGCGAGGCGCTTTTGATTGTCTCGTTCGGTGGCCAGGATAAGCGCTATCTGATCGCGCACGGCCTCCACGGTATCGGTTTTATCAATTAAACTTTGCAGAACGTCAAGCGCCATTACGCTGCCCGCCAAAATTCAAGGCCGCAAGTAACAAGGCCCAGGGTGCGGTCAGGGTCGGCTGACTTGATTTTAAACGTCAAACTGTTGCCGTTTATGTCGCTAAAAGTCACTAAAAAAGGTTTTATAGCGCCGTCAAAAACGCCATAAGGTAGCGCGATATTTGCGGCTACAAGGGACGACATGCGCAAGGAAATAGTGGCGGTTCGGCCCGATACAGGGACGCCTGTCTGCGGGTCAATTGCCAATGCGATATCGTTTGAAATTCCGGTAAGGTTGGCGCTCACACCCGCAGGCGACTTTATTGTGATAGGCCAACCGAAGTCCGCCGTATTTTCCACAATGAAAGCCAAGTCCTGCTCGGCCTGAGCGCGCAAGCCCATTTACTTAACCACCACCGAACCGGAGGCAACAAGAGCGGCAAGCGCGTCCTGGCCGCCGCTAAGGTACTCGGCTTTAATCTCAGCACCGCTAACAATTATACCCTTGCGCGTGTTGATCGCTTTACCTTCAGCCACGCGGTACTGCTCGACCTGCTCGACCTGCTCGACCTGCTCGGCCTGCTCGACCTGCTCGACCTGCTCGACCTGCTTGGCTAGCGTTTGTTTTTTAGCCATGATTGGGCTCCTTAAAAAAGGCCCCGTAGGGCCCTTTGTTCATTACAGGCCAGTATCAATACAGCCGAAAGAATCAATCGCTACCGGGATCAGCAACGGGCGAGAGCCTACGCCGTAGGTCAATGTTTCGCCGTTCGGCTCGACCCATGCGTTAACGCTCATGTCCATTGCATCGCCGGGCTGGTTGATACGGGCCGGCACGTAAGGCAATACGCGGGCTTCTGGTGCAACAAAGCGTGGGATAGCGCCGAATGCAGCGGTCATACGGCCCATAGAGGCGCGGATCACAACTTTGTCGTCAGGGATAAAACGGGTACTCGCACCGGTTTGTGGGTGTTTGTAATTGCCGTCGTATGTCCACACGTCCAGCTTGCGGTTGCCTATTTCCATTGTGCCACGGTACTGGCCGCCGTTGCCGTCTACCTGCATTGCTGCAATTTGGCCGAAGTTAGCGCGGGCCATATCGAAACGTTTTTGCACAGCGTCAATACCCATCATTACTTCAAACGATTTGCTGCCCATAATCATCTGGTCGGCTTCTAACAGCGAATCAGCTAGGATCAGGTTGCACAAAGTCGTAATATCGCCAATCGGGTCGCCGCCTACAGCATTCCACGCGGTACCCGCGTTAAAGAAGTGCGTAGTTTTAGGCACGAAATCCAGCGAGTAATTTACAGCGCCAGTCGAATCCAACAAGTTCAGCTTGCCTGTGGTCAGAATTTGCGAGGCTTGCAGCTCGATACTACGGCGGATTTTAGGATCCAATTTCTTAGCGCCTTTCAATACGCGCGCGGTGGCACGGGCCTGGAAATCCAAGTCGGCAAAAGGATTTTCACCAGCGTCACGCTTTAACAGCGAGCTTGCCTCGAAAGAGATAGACTCTTTAAAAGCGGGCGGCAAAAATTCCTTGTTGGTGAAAATTGAGGCGTCGTTGACGTTGTAGCCTTTGCCGTCCAGGACAACAATAGCCACGTCCTCGCCTTCGCGTTCAATATCAATTTCTACCTTTTCGCTGTTGTGGAAAACCACGTCAGAAAAAAGAGAGGTTAAAAAGCGCTTGATAGTGCCCTGCTGCGTGTAAGCAGCCAGCATTTTTTTGGTAGTCGCGTCGCTCATAATGTCAGGCTCCGATTACTGATTGTCTTGTATTGACAATTGGGTTGATTTGATAGACGTAATACCATACAAGCGCAGGGCATCGCGTACCGCCGGGGTAATATTGGCGTTCGAGCCATCCACGTCAATGATCAGCTTGGAGAAACGAACTTCGCCGCCCACAATGACTTTTACGTTTTTATCGCCAGCGCCGGTGAAAGTTACTTTGGTCGGCAGTACGGCTACCGGAACACCTAGGCCGCCTGCGCCGCCGGTTGCGTACAAGCCGAGTTTGCCTGTAGCGGTAACGCGTGCCAGGATTGTGCCCACAGCCAATACATCGGCGCCAGCGCTTGCGATTGTGTCGTCTTCATACACGACATTGGCCAGTTCCAGCGAGGCGTTATCTACGTTAGTGATTGCGATATTGCTCATATTACACCACCAGGCCGAGTTCAGCGGCTACCATTTTGGCTACGGCTTCGGCATTTGAGGCCTCGGTCGCTGCGGCTGCGGGAATAACGACCGGGTTTTCGCTAGTGCGTGCGCCGATCTGTGTTTTTGCCACGGCTGCCATCATAAAATGAGTTTGCAAGGCCGAGGTCATGGCTGAGCCGTCATTAATGGCTTTTACGGCTGCCGCCATATCGCCCGACGCTTCGCCCGCTGTTAAAAATGCCAATACACGGTCGCGCTCGGCGTCCGCCCCCAATTTGGACACTTCGGCGTATACGCCGGGGTGTTCCGCTTTAAGTTTGTTCGCGTCCATAAGGTCTCCCGCGATTGCTTTTTCTGTGGGTTTTTGGGTTGTCGGGGCACCAATGCCGTCGATCAATCCCGCTTCAATAGCCTCGGCGGCGATCATCATGCCGCCCCGGCCAAAGTCGGTATTAACTTTTTTTGCTGTGACGCCGCGCCCTTCGGCAATAGCGTCTACAAATAGGGTATGGATGCCGTCAAGCTGCGCTTGTACGACGGCTTTGCCTTCCTCGGTGGTCACGTCCGGGCGCTTGTTCGGCGCGTCGGAGCTTGTAACGTCGACATGGTTGGCGTCCACATAAAACGATTGCACAATGCCGATACTGCCCGCCATGGAGGCGCGGCTATTGGCGAAAAGCTGGTCAGCCTGCGCGGCCAGCGCATACGCGGCGCTTGCGGCTAAGTCAAAATTGGCTACAATATGTTTTTTGGCCGCTTGTAACGCGTCTACCGCGTCGAACAGGCCCGCAACTTCGCCGCCGGGGGAATCAATGGCCAAGCGAATAGTTTTGATTTTGGGGTCAGCTTCGGCGCTTGCCAATGCCTGAATAATATCCGGGTATGTGGTATTGCCTCCGCCAAACATTGACGCCATCCAGCTCGGGGAGCGGGTGAGCACGCCTTTAATACTGATCTGGGCCACGTCACCGACGACCGAAAGCACTTCGCCGCCTTTGGAAAAAGCGGCAATCTGCGAGGCGAACACGTCCGGGTTGGCAGCGTAGCTTTGCTGTGCCAAGGCCATGGTGCTATGCGCGTTAGGGGTCAAAAGCCACATAAAAATAACTCTTAGTTTCGTTAATCGTGAACTATTCTAATTCATCTGTCAAGGCGTCAATTTGTTGGCGTACCGGGTCAGGCAATTGGCTGCCGTACTCCTTTTTAAATTCGGCCAGCGGGCGCATTGCTTCGATCAGAATCTCATTTTCACGGCGCATCTGTTTAATATTGTGACTAAACTTGGTGCCAGTCAATTCACGCGATGCGCGCGCGTTTGTTATCCAACCCCGGTCTACGAGCACTTCATAACCGCGAACCTGCTTATCAAGGCCGGTGCTAGGTTTAATAGCCCCCGACCAGTCCGCCCATACCCACGCAAGGTAAATGTCGTATTTTTTCGGGTCGCGCCATGCGTCCAGCAATTCAGGTGCGCGTATTTTCCCTAATAAAATCTCGGAAATTAACCACTCCTCGTAAATCGGCTGGCACGTTACCTCAGAAAATTCGGAACGGAATTTATTCAGGTAAATTTTAAACTCGTTTATGGCGGCCTGGCTGGCGGAATAGTTGGACTGAAAGGCCAGCGTTAAAATCTCGGCGGGCATTTCGTTCGCCCACGCAATAGCGCTTATCATAGCCGCCTCAAATGCGCCGAAATTAACATCTGTTCCGCTGGTGGAGTGCACCACCGGCTCTTCGCCCGTTTGTAACTCCTCGAACACAATGCCGGGCGTGTGGCTGGCCATGCTGAAGTTACGTTTCGGCGCGTTGGCGTCAATGTTCGTGCTTTCCTTGCGTAATGCCGCGCCGGTAAGTGGCAGACTTGACATTTTGTCAGCGGTCTTTTTGATAAACATAGCGATCATGGAATTTATGACGGCCTTGCGCTGCGTGCTGTCCCTATACCGGTCAACCTCTTTTAAAGATTGCAGAATAAGCGACAACATGGGCGTGCCGCGCACGTCGTCCACGCGGCGCTCAGTGCCGTAAACGAGCCACGCGGTCTTGCGGCCCGTCTTTTTACCGCGTGCCTCCACGTATCCCCATTTTCCACCCTCTTGGCGCACGTAAAAGCCGAGGTGTTTACCCGCCTGGTCGGTGTGGACGCCGTGGGTAATCTTCTCCCCCGCGCCAACAATAGGCATCGGGTACGGTGTGTCGATCAGGTCGCCCGCTATAATTTGCACTTGCGGCAACATGTACTTGGCCGAAATGTGCATAATAACGAGGCAGTCCCCTGAAATAAGGGCCTCCATGCGGATATTTCGCTGTATCGCGGCAAAAGAATCGTTGCCCTTCACGTCGCACAAATTGGCGCTGTATGCCCACAACCCGAAACGGTTTTCGATAGTCTCGGCCCACTCATTGAGCGAGCCCTCGGCAAGGCCGAGTAGCTGTTCTTGTGGTGCGGCTTCCAGTGTGAGGCCTGTATTTATCTCGTTTGTCACCAGGCGGCGCAATAGGCCGCGCGCGTACAAATTCTCGTTGAATAACATGGCGCTACGTTCGCGCAGGGTGGCGTAGTCGAGGCAAAGGGACTTGGTTTCGCCGAATCCGCCTAAAAATTTGTTGCCTGTAAACTCACTGTAAAGCGACGCTTCAAAAGGCGGCAAATCCGCTACGCTCATGACGCGCGGGCCGGGGGTAAAGTATGCGGCGATGCGGTTAAGTATTTCCACAACTAAAAGCCTGGAACAGAAATAAACGAGCCGGAACCGGTGAGGCGCGCGGTCAATATGGTAAGACGGTTATATAAGGC